ACTAAAAACAAGTCTTACATTGTCTTCAGAGAATGTTGGACGTAAGTTTCTTCTTTGTCTATCAATTGCTGCTCTATATTCTGGGCTAAGAACATTACCAATGCTATGAGAAGCAAAGGAGTCTACAATAAAGCCAGATTTAATTCTTTGAGTATTTGTAGCTGCATCGATAATATCTCTATTTTCTGCATCTTTTTCAAGAAGAGAAAGTGAGGTATAATATTCAAGAGCATTTACACGTTTTTCAATAGTACCAATATCACGCATTGTATAGCGCTTATTGTCTACCATTGCCACATCTACTTCATTTGGATATAGTGTATATGCAGGTACTCGTAATTTATAAAGTACCATTGCTTCTTTAGGATCAGCTGGTTCTTTTGGAGTTAATGAGGATACACCTTCAATTACACCAAACTCACCTTGCTTATCAATAAAGACTTTATCGATACGATCTAAGTAATATTGTACATCAGTTGTAAATGTAGTTACAGGCTCGGGACATACACCAACTGAAGATCCTGTTCCACTAAAGTTACCACCTGAATTATCGATACGAGGACGGAAGTCAATAGCTGATCTTAATTCAACTAACTCACCAGTGTTTGATTGGAAATCAGGAATGTCTTCGTATCTAACATCGTTACCATCTGAATCTTCTAGACCTTGATATGAATCTACAGTAAAGAAGTCACCAGAACCAGTATGAGTAAAGTATTCATATTGGACTAACAATCTACCTGAATGTCTCCAAGCAGTTTGTGGTTTTACACGAACTCTTGAAATTCCATAGTAGTTATCTCTTTGACCATTATCAAAATCAAAGTATTCAGTAACGTCATCATCGTTAATTGTAGCTGCTGTACTTAAATCAGCTGACTGATAAACAGCTTTTAGTTTATAACCATCGGCGTGGCCAAGTACCATCCAATCAGTATCAGATGGAGTGTTAATAGGATACAACTCTACGTTGTCAGCACCAGATGTAGTTAATGATTTTTGTTTATGATTCAGTGTACGTTTAACACCAGCAATAAGTCTTACAGTTTCACCATTGTGAGTTGTAAGTCCAGCAATTGTTGCTGTTTGAGAATCTGAAGAGATTGTAACATCTGAAGAAGAAATACTTGTTAATGTAGTACCACTATTGGTACCAGACGCAACAGTAAGAATCCAGTTTTCATCATCAAATGGTTCAAATAATTCGTTAGCACCAACAGTATTAAACACAGCTTCTCCAGCTGCAACCACTGCCGAGCCAACATCTCTATTTGCAAAATAAACAAAGTTAAAATCATCTGCAACATCGTCAGGTTGACTATCACATGTTTTAACTCGGTTGAATGGTAATGGGAATACCATTGAATTTCTATTTGGTTCTTGAATTACAGCTTGGCTATTTGATAAAACAATGTCAGCCAAAAATTCTGGAGTACCAGCTAATCTAAATGATTGAGCATCTTTAAACTCATTTGAACCAGACATTTGAATATCAAAGAGGTAGATTCTATAAGAAGAACCTCCGGCGTATACAAAGGAACGTGCGCGCGCATAACCAATAATACTACCAGTTCCACCAGTAGCATCTCTAATTTCCATCTGTGCAAAGGTAGCAATATCTGGGATACCTTCGACATTGTTAACAGTAACAAAGTTACCGACTAACATTGGAACAGAAGCTGCTTCGAAGAGTTCTGAATCTCTTGCTTTATTTAGATTGACGTATGTTGTACTATATGTCTCACACTCATAACCGCGCACGTATGCTTTACCAGATTCTAAACCAACTGAAAGTTTGGTTTCATCACCCGGTGTATTAACTGCGGTATGCTCATAAAGAGTTGCGGTAAATGGACGAACTGTATAATTACCAGATTCGTCAAATGTGCGTCGTGCTAAAGTTTCTTCAAGAACAGAATATTCTGTTGCACGAACTTGTTTAATAATTTCGCCATCAGTAACTCTAAGAAGTAATAAGAACTTCTCGATTGTAGTGGCTTCATTTGCTTGTTTAACAAGTTGAGTACTAATTTTATAACGATGAGCGCCAGGTGCAGCATAGTTTGGAGTACCATTTGCGTTATCGTTAAGTGATACATCTTCTGCAGAAGTTGCGATTGATTCAACAACTTCAAGACCAATATCATAAGAAGGGTTAGTGCTATATTTGTCAAGAATTAATTGATCAGCTTTTACAACAACAAAGCTGTTCTCAATAAAATAGATGCCTTCTTGTAAGAAGGCAACCGAACCAAAACCAGTACCATTTGTATCTACGGTACCAGTATAACTGCCTGATGTTATAGTTTCTCCATCATCAAAAATTGTTTCTGTATTAGTAGTACCACTATTTTGATAATTAACATAAATTGTGTCAGGGTCAGTTCCTTCAGATGGTGCTACTGCAACAACCTTCGCAGTCAACCCAGTAGTTCCACCCGTAAAAGTTAAACCAATCAGATCATCTAAATTAGAAGCATTGATGGCGCTTAGTTTAACATAGTCTAAGTCTGTTTCAATTGTGGTGTGGCCCGGAATAACCATCGATCCTTCTTTGAAAAGATGACGGCCAACTGCCGAAACCTGATGCTGAAGCATTGATTGGATTTGAGTAAGTTCACGAGCTTGGACAGCGTGACCCGGACGGAATAAGATCCTATTATATTTTTCTTTAGGACTTAAGCCATCAGAACCAGCGACTGTAAAGTCGTCATAGTATGGTTCGATATTAAACTTAATTGCCATTGTTTATAACCCTTAAAATTCAAGTACAAGTTTGATTGTTTCGATCTGATCAGATGCTCTGTTAACTGGCGTTCTATTCTCAAGGAAGATAATTTCACCAGAGAATGGTTCGACTTCAGGATTATTTACTGCTGTTACACTTTGCCCAGTACCAGAGCCGCCATCAGGTCTAACATTATCACTTGTAGTGAATGCTGTATAGCCTGTTTCTTCTGTTTGGTGGTATCTAATAATTCCATTTACTGAATCATAAGAATCAACAATACCTTTAGCATTTGTTACTGTACCTTCAAATACACTGTCAACTGCAAAGGTTCCACCTGTTGCAACCACAAGATTTTTTGTAGCTGCTAAAGTCGATGCTGTGGCCACAGTAGTTGTGCCATAGTTATATGGATTTCTAATAATACCAATTTGTCTAAAATCGTTACCTACAATAAAGTCACCACCACCATCATCATAAACTAATCTTACGTTCATTGTGATATAGTGAGCTTTTAAATCTTCTCTTGGATCAGCACCAAATCCACCCTTTGGACCAAGTACAGCTTGAGCAGTAGCATTTGATCCACCGCCACCAGTAATATTTACTGAGCAAACATTGTAGCCCGATCCAGCATTTGTTACTTCGATTTCAGTTACCACACCACCAACTACAGTTGCAGTTGCAGCAAGGTTACTACCATCGCCAGTAATATCAACTGAAGGAGTTGAGGTATAACCAGATCCGCCATTAGTTACTTTGATTGTATAAACTGCTCCATCAATTGCGTTTTGTTGAACGTCCCATTGGTTACTTAATGCGGTATCAGCACCAACACCTGGCTGTGTTTCAATATATCTTAAAGGAATAAACGCCGAAGTTAAGAATTTGTTTGAGTCGTCTGTAGATACAGTAAAGAGATATTTCCAAATATAACCATCAGAAGAAGTAAAATCAATAACACCATTTGTTTGAACACCAGTTGTATCTGGGTTCTGAGTTGAAATCCCGCCAGATTTCAAACACAAATAAACGTTGTTATTATCTGAAATAACATAATACGCTTTACTTGCTAAGTCTGCGTCACGGTCGTCATATTCTACATAAGTAGTACCTGAGATCCACTGATAACGTGGAACAGCATAGGTAATATCTGTATCAGTAATTTCTTTTAAGGAATGCATCCTTTGCCATGCATCAGTATGATAAGAATATGTATTATCATAAGGCACATCTGGCGAAGTGTCTGAAGTCCATTCCTCCGAGCGACCTACAAAGAGGTAATAGCTCGAGCTGTTGATTGCATCATCTACTAATTGCTTAGCAGCGTTCAATCTAAAGTTATTTGAAACGATGGCGGTCATTGTTTATTTACTCCTAAGATATCTCAATAACTGAATCAATGTTATATTTTACATTCTTATTTATAACATCTTGTACGGTGTATTGACTATATTGATCAATACCATTTGTATATCTGAACTTCAATAGTTCAAAATGATCTTGTGGACCAAGAACGGTTTCAGGGGTTCCTGGTTTAAACGATACCACAACTATAGAAGCAAGTACATTTCCAAGTGTTTTAACATAAGAAGACTTAGCATCTACAGCAGGTATAATAATTGGGAACGGTAATCCACCAGTTTGGAAGCCCGGTTGAATAAATGGGAATGTTTGACCCAAGTTATCCAAGAACAATAGAATCTCACCAAAGAAGATAAACCCTGCAGGGTGAACCAATCTTGTGAAAGCATTCTTCCAATCATCGGTGTTAGCACCAGTTCGAAGAACATAAGAAAACTTTTGATAGAAAAACGAATCTTGAATTTTCTTATAATCATCTAGGAAACCATCATTAGTAGAAAAGCTTCCTGATCTATATATTTTAACAACGTCGCCTGCTGAGAGATCGCTGTCAAATTGAATACTATAATCCAATGTATTTGTTGTTTCATTTACAACAACAGCTGAAGTCCAATCGGTATTTGCTACGTCATTTACAAATATAACTGGATTATCATAAATTAATTTACGACCAGAATCATCATTACCAGAAATTGTATCAGTAGTTGATGATACTGTATATTCAAAACTTGGTGTATATGAATTTGGATTGCTCGTAACGTCAGTCGTAAAATCTGAGAATCTTCCATCTGATGGAATAAGCATATCTTCCTTTGGGAAATATAATTCAACATCATCATTAAATAAGATTCTAAAAAATGTTTCAATCGAAGCTGGTGTACCACGTGAACGATAAAATTCTGTAATTCTTTTATATAATAATCTTGGATCAGCAGAAAACTGCTGAGGAATTGTAGCACCAACTTCTTTTTGTAATTGGCTTAATAAATCTTCTTCAATTAAATCAATATCTCTTTGCAGATCAATTGTATTGAGGTAGTGACCAGCATTATTTGTATGTTCTAAAAAATCTGCATACGACTTTACTGCCGCAATTAATCCGGGATAATTATGAGCAATATGTTCAGGTACTACATTGTCTATAACGGACCTTAATACTAGTCCATCTTGTAATTTACCATTATCCATTTATTAATGCCTTGATGTTGTTTCGTAATCAATACCAGCAGAAGTACCACCAGTAATCATAGTATCTACTGATCCA